GATAATACCTTATATTGTGGAATTCCACTTGCAACCATCATAGTTAAAGCACTCCCACCTAAAGTGGCAAGTTCTTTATACATTTTTATGGCATCTTGCTTGTTATTTCTAGTCACATCTAAAAATTGCAATTCGAATTTAATATTCTTACCAGTTATTAAACTTAATTTATAATTATACCATCTTTGACATTGTGCTATAAAATCATCTAATATTGATTCATCTAATGTAACACTATATTTTAAGCCAGCAAGTCCATTATTTTTACTATTATTAAATATTACTTGAGACATACCAGCAGAATCATATATACTTGCAGTCGCATCAGCTAAAATATCTGTATCCTTTTGACCTTTATTTGATAGGTCTATTGAAGTTGTTTCTAATGGTGATGTAATAATTTCAACCTGTTTATTAGTGACCATTTTTCTTGTAGCTGTATGTAAATCTTGAACTTCTTCAGGTTCTAATTTCACTTCGCCCTGATCATTAATTGGAACTTTCTGAACTACAATCCTATATAATTCCAATTTACTTTTAGCCTTTTGAATTTCTTTAAATTCACATAAATCTATTAAATCAGGAAAAGTACCTGCCAAAAATGGTGTTCCGTCTGGAACTATTCTGTGACAACGAGTAAATTCTGGATTCAATAATTTCCAATGCTTTTCCTTGTTATTACTTGTATCACTTTTGTATTCGTTGTATAAAGCTAAAAATTCATCAGGCAATAAATCAAATACTTGTTGTTTTAGTAATGTATCTCTATAATTATCATCAAAAAATTTGAAATTAAATTCTATTGCATAGTTGTTATTAATTTTATATTTTGTTCGACAATAAGAAGGAGGTAGCTCTTGTAATACTATTTGATTATCAATATCTCTTTCATATCCGTAGAATGTCCCATTGATTGCACATTCAAAAGCTATATATTTATTTGTCGCTTCTACTTGTGATTTTGATAAATAATCTGTAATTTTATCTATGGATGTTCCTAACTTTTTATAATTTAATCCTTTTGCGAAATCAGTTACTATTGGCGTATAGATATATGAATAAGTATGCAATGTTGCAATATGATTTATCATTCTACGATATTGTCCACTTGCTATGTAGAAATAGTTAGACATTTCTATAAGTGTTGAAATATCTTTATTGTTTAATGCAGTATATACTTGGTCTATTGTGTATGCCGAATTTTGCTTTATTATTGATGAAAAATCTAATGCATATACCCCACCAAGTTTAGTTGTTAATTCTGCAAAATTTACTTGGTTTTTATTTTTAGTTTTCATTTAGACCTCCTTTCTTTTAATCGTGGAACATGTATGACGATAATGAGGATTTTTTCTTTTTCTTTTTACTTAACTTTTGCTCTAATAAATTACTATAGTAAATTCCAAATCCCAAACTTGAAAATCTATCTTTACGCATTGTTGGGTTTTCAACTTTTAAATAAGGGTTACTGCTATTTTTTTGACTTGAAATTTCTAAAGATGTTAACTCTTTAACTAAAATATCAGTTTCTATATTGGGAGCAATTAAATCTAATATTTGATGTTCATTTAATTTTAAGTCTCTATCTTCTATTAAATCTCTTGCTGTATCACTTTCAACTAACAATTCTAATCTTCTCATTTCAATCGCATTTTTTAACCACATTATCATAAAATTATTAAATTTAGCATCTTGTTTAATTCCATAAATAATAGGTAAAGCATCGGATACATCTACTTCAAAAACTCTATCTTTCATATCTTCACGATTAAATACTGTCCAAGCTGGATATTCTTTATTTCTTCTACTATCAAATTGTACTTTAGAAGAAGCGTCAGCTACCCCCATACCATTTCCCATACAGTCAAGACAAACTACATCTATATCAAAATCATCATATAGTTGTTTTAATCTAATTGACTGTAACTCTGAATGAGCATTATTAGCATGTTCTATATAAGAAGCATACTTTTTATATCTATCTCCATTTGGAATTAACCTTAATACCGTAAACACTGTATTATCATTTTCTCCACCCATTATTGCAACGTCACAACTAAGTATTCTAACTTCACCTTGTTGTTTTTGTATATAATTTTTCTTCTTCCATTCTTTTAATAATCTATCATCTAAATATAATTCATTTGGAATTGTCATTAGTGGATTTTTAATTTTCCTTATATCTATTAATTGCTGATAACTACAAAAACTTTTTTCTGATTCAGACCAAAATAACCCCTCGTTTTCAATAGAAAACCACATCTGGCTGTAGTCAGTCTTATTTTTCTCGGCTTCAATATCATCTTCATAATCCATAAAACCATCAACAACAGGAAAGCCCCAATGTAATGACATTACTGCCTGTGTCTTACCATCTATCATTGCATTGTAAGCATCCATACACATCGTATATAAATGATGATTTTGTAACCATCC